GGTTTTTGACACGAATTTATCTGAAGAGAAAGAAGCTGCTAGTAATTTCTTTGCTTCCTTTAAAGTTATTTCAGTGCCGTTGCCGTTATTTGCTTGCACAATGATGCATTTTACCCCATTCGGGATTTCAACCATTTTTGTAATAGTCTGCAAATTATGCAAACTTTCTGATGTAAAAATTTCCTTTACGATGTTTCTATCTCCATCATAGTTCAGTTTCTGGTCTAGCATAACTACACCTGAAACATATTGGCTTGGAGTACATCTAACATTTAAATATCTCTGCCCCTCTATGTTTTCTAGGACTATGCAAGAGTAACCATTGGCATCAATCAATGTGCTGTCATTAGTAACGAATCGCTTGTTCAAACGAATATCTCCAACAAGATTATTATTATCTAGGAAATTGTCGTACTGATAGCATACTCCGTTATTATCTTTGGGAATTACTTCACCTATTTCTTCGTCAAGCGTGGTTTTTGACACGAATTTATCTGAAGAGAAAGAAGCTGCTAGTAATTTCTTTGCTTCCTTTAAAGTTATTTCAGTGCCGTTGCCGTTATTTGCTTGCACAATGATGCATTTTACCCCATTCGGGATTTCAACCATTTTTGTAATAGTCTGCAAATTATGCAAACTTTCTGATGTAAAAATTTCCTTTACGATGTTTCTATCTCCATCATAGTTCAGTTTCTGGTCTAGCATAACTACACCTGAAACATATTGGCTTGGAGTACATCTAACATTTAAATATCTCTGCCCCTCTATGTTTTCTAGGACTATGCAAGAGTAACCATTGGCATCAATCAATGTGCTGTCATTAGTAACGAATCGCTTGTTCAAACGAATATCTCCAACAAGATTATTATTATCTAGGAAATTGTCGTACTGATAGCATACTCCGTTATTATCTTTGGGAATTACTTCACCTATTTCTTCGTCTAAGTCGCTGAGTTTGTCACTCACCGCCTTCTGGCTCATCACCTTATCCTCAGCCTCACCTGATTCCTGAACAATATTTGCCTTGTCGAACTTTTTTAACAAAACATCATTCAAGACCTTCTGGCTAACAACCTTCTGGGTGCTCACGCCCAATTCCTGGGCCACTTCCAGCAAAGTTGAGTTTACCCAGCTGCTGCCATTCTCTGAATAGAGCACATTAATGCCCTGAGGAACTACGAGATTACCAAATTTTTTATACGTACCAGCTACGGTCGCAAAATAATACATCTTGGCACCGATAGCCTTAGCTGGCACTGTGTCAAGACTAGCTACGCCCATATACGTAGCACCTCTTACGAGCTTAAACTTTTCTATGATATTCGTTATCAACTCGTCCCAATAGCTATCCCTCTCGGCATTTACACACCAAGTTCCTCTGTCTGCATTCCAGTAATGCGCCCAGCCTTCTATCACCACAAAGTCACCGGCAACACCACCAGTAGGGAACTTTCGGTTCACCTCATAGATGCTGCCATATTCTCCCTTGTAATGAGGATCTTCTTTATTAATATCGTTAGCCATAAAATATTATATTTGAGATAATTGGTTATACTTTTCTGCCAAATCGCTTTCCTTCTTACTTACCAGGAAGATGCTGATGGCACGATAGATAAGATATTTCTTGCATTCATCAGTCAGCGAAAGTATGATCTTCTGGTCGGCCACTTCCTTTTCATGCCCAGCATCAGTAGAATACACATTCTCTAACTTTTGATAAGGAATATACGTGAACAGTTCAACCTCATGATCATATACAGCTCCAACAGGTGCATGGTTGGCATCATACCTTCCGGCAGTCCAGTACATCAGCACTCGTTTTCCTGTAGTTGGCGATGTGGTAATCATGCCCTTTGGTTTCTGGGGTGTTCCCCTGGTCCACCGGGAGGCTTGCATCTGAGCCTCCTTGCTGCCCGGTTCCATCAGCATAGTCAGCGTGCTTTGCCAACTTTTCAGTTTCAGTTCTACCAATCTCAGCCAGTCTTCAGGAATTGTCAGGCATCCATGACCATCTGTAAACTGTGTTTGGATAGCATCATAATCCTGCTTGCCGCTTTCGTTCAGCGAAACTTCCACTCTTTTGGGGAGAATCATTTGCGCTGGAGCCTGCAACAGCAGTTGCTGGGCAGCAGTCTCTATGGCTTGCTTCATTTCCGTGTCCGAATCATCCGTAATGATGTCATTCACCTCATCATGTATTACTTCGTCCATAGCTATGCGCATTTCCTTCACAAGGTCACTTATAAGAACTTCCATAAGCAAGAAACCTATTAAAAATTATAAACTACAAACTAAAACTCAATCACCACACCCAGCTCTTTAGCCTTCTCCTTCACACTCTCAGGTGATTTCAGTTTCCTTGCATCCACCTTATAGGTCTTCTGGAGATAATTTTTTGCCTTGGTGATGTTCTCGAAATGAAGGGCATTCTCGTCCTTCACCTGCTCTTCATTTTGTTGTTGAGCCTGCTCCTCTTCCGGCTGGCTCTCATCAATGATACGGCCTGCCTTCGTAAGAGGATGTTTTCTGATGCATTCTGCCACCTGCTTGCTATCCGTAATGTACGAATAGGCATCGTTGCCACACCGCTCAAACTCAATGTTCTTGATCAGTCCGCTCGGCAGAGTAACCACAAAAATGAGCATACTCTTAGCTACAAATCTATACATATCTATTTGTGTTTATGGTGAAGGGATAGTGAGACTGCATTAGCCTCAACTATCCCCAAGATTGATATATGTAGAAAACTATCAGTTTCCTATACGATGATTACGCTGCCTCCTGAATCTCCTCATCGGTCACGCCATCACCAGTGAAAGTTGGTCGGGCAACACGTGCATGAGCATCAGGGAAGGTCAGTACCCAGCAGCTATACTCCTCCATCACAACACCTGCAGTGTTACGAATCAAGAGATCCTTAGCGTTAAACTCATTTCTGCTCCATGTGCCGAATACATACTTATCCAGATAACGAGCATCCAGGCAGAAGGCTCTACCATCCATACCCCAGGAGTTAAAAGCATCGTGACGATAAATCAGAATCTTAGTACCCATACTCTCGAACTTCTCGAAATCAAGTTTCCAACCCTGATAGTCCTTTTCTGTCTGTGTAATGATACGCTTGTTAGAGCGAAGGTTAGCAAATGCCTGATAAATCAAGTTGTCAACAAAGAGGAGTTTGGTACGGCTAGAGTTACCTGCACCCTTCAACATAGCAGCAATAAACTGAGTCAACTCTTTCTCGCTGATTACATACTCGTATACCTGCTTCACACCCTCAGTTGCACCATCAGAGTTTGTAACCTTTACCTTCGTTGTTACAGGAACAAGATCGCCTTTATCGTTCCTTTGCATCTTTGGCTCCCAGTGACCTATCTGCAAATCCTTTCCAGCTTCCCAGAAGATGCCGCCCATAGTGTATACCATACCAACATCCTTTCCACCATTCGACTGAGAACGATAGCCAAAGAGGCCACTCAACTCCTGGCCCTGACGCATATCGTCCATCGCCATTTTCTCCTGTCTGGTGAAGTCCCACTGAACCTGGGTCTTCATCATACGGTCAATAAGAGATTCCTCTACCTGCATGATGAAACGCTGGCAATACTGGAAGCTCTTGTCAGGCATAGAATAGTAACTACCTGTTTCAACCTCCTTTTCTCCAGCGGCTCTACCAAGTCGCATTACTACTGTTCCAATGGCAATATCCTCAGGAATGTCTCTGTTACCACGTGATGAATTCTTTTTGCCATTCAGTGCATAACAGGTTGGATTACCATCGTTGTCAACAGAGGTAACTCGCAACTGCAGAGGAATCATCTTGCTTCTGTCGGTACCATTATCATCATAACCCAGCATTCCGTTAACCATGATAATATCACCAATACCAAACACTGTAGGATTTTCTACCTTAAATGTCACTGAGCCACCACTTGTAGTTTTAGCAAGTTTCTCTGTTAGTTTGGTTTTGATTGGTCGCTGACCGATGGAATAATATTCGATGCGGTTGCTGTCAACAGGAGTCATTCGTTTCGAAGCTCGAAGAATCTGATCGATAGGGCAACTCTCCAATTTCATTTCTACCACGGTTGGGTTAACATGTGCTACATAGTAGTCCCAATTTCCCATTTTTTCCTGCTGTTCCTGACTAGCAGCTGCCCATTTAGGACCAGTACCACCAACACCAGGACCATCTGTAGGACCTGTCGCGCCACCACCACCTTCACCAGGTGGAACAGCAGGAGGATTTTCTGCCATCGCATAAGAACTACCACCACTAAGAATCATGACGAGCACCGCCATCATGAAACCAAACCATTTCTTAAACTGTTTCATAATCTATACATTTAAAATTATTAATTATAAATTTCTAATTCTACATTCCAATCATCTTACTGTACACCTGTTCTGTACGGCTCTTTTCCTTTGGAAGTGATGGTGCACCACCGCCTCCATCGATGTTGATGTTCTTCTTGCCGCCCTGCTTGCCATCATGCAGTTGTTTCTGCTGGTCAATCTTCTCGTTCTTACCACGCTTGTAGCCTCGCTCTTCTGCATCAGCCACAGCCTTGTCGAAGTCCTTGATTTGAAAGAGGCGCAAGAAGTCTTCCTTCTTTAAGCCATACCGAGCTGCACGCCAGATAAAACCATCATCATCGTGATCCTCGCCATCATCGCTACGCTTGTAAAGCCATTCTATCAAATCGGTAATCGCCTCAGGCTTCAATTTCGCTTCTTTAATAGCAGCGTCAAGTTCGGCATCTTCCTGCTCCATATTGGCAGCAAGTTGCTCATTGTTCTTTGCTAATTTCTCGCTGGCTTCAAGTTTCTCTTTCTCGCTAGCCTTCAAACGAGCCTTAGCCTTCTCGTCACCATTGATGGCATCAACATAGTCCTGACCCAACTCATCAATAATGAAATCGATAAAATTGAAGTCGCTGCCATCGGCATTTTTCTTGGTCACAAGACCTGTCACCAGACTTGGAGCATGAGGGTTGTCCTGCAACATTTTGTTGAAGTCATCCATTTTTTGCTTATTCTGGTCATACTGGTCGTAATCGGTCGAAAGTTGACCATAAACAGCCTCATCATCGTCCATATTCAAGTCCGGATAACGCTGAGCAAGACGCTCTCTGAAAGAATCTCGCTTTGACTTAACTTTCTGATTATCAATAGTTTCTTTTGCCATAAATATTCATTTTTAATATTTGTGTGCTAAATTAAGGAAAATTTCGCATTACTTTGTGATAAGTTCTGCATCTTGATGAATTAATTTTGTTGGTATGAAACATCTAAATTCCATATCCGAAATTTACCTTAAAAGAGATCAAGAAATGTATCTGCTCTTTCGTAAGGCCAAGAGGATGGTAGAATATCCTACCACCATGGCTAAGATATGCGATTACATCGCCAAGATGCCTGCCTCTTGCTATTATCTTGCCGATAGCACAGCCTATCGGTATGTATGTAAACGCATCAAAGGAGAAAAGCCTAAATTCGGCAAATACCAAGCCATGAAAGAAAAACTCTTTGAAGATTTCTATCAGGATTTCTTGCGTCTCCGGCAGATGGATCAATACAAGGAATACAATACCAAAAATCTTGTGTATGTATGCCTGAATCTTCCTGCGCCCAATTTGGGTATGGCTCCACGCTACATACAGATGAAAATAAACAATTATTTCCGCAATAAGAAAACATCATTCATAACTCGATAAATCACTTCCATTATGCGTACATTATATATTACACTTCTCATCATCCTCCTGATGGCTTTCATCATTCCGCTTCATGCCTCGCTGGCTGTGTCTCCATCATCGCCATTATACACCCATTTCGCCTATATGTTCGGTCATGCCAACTTTATACACTGGGGCATCAACGGCTGGTGCATATTGATGGTTCATCATCAGTTTCGCTTCCATCGCCTACTGGCTGCATGGCTCTGCTCCGTGTTGCTATCGTTCATATACTATCCGGCATTACCTGTATTGGGTGCATCCGTATTGATTTCATTTTTTATGGGATTCTCTGCGCAATGGTATTATCGGTATCACCGCATCTACTTCTGGCAGATGATGCTCGGTATGGCTATAGGTTTCCTTCTACCTTACATAGCTGGTATCTTCCACATAGTTCTATTCTGTTTAGGTTTCATTTATGCCAAGGCAGAGAGATTTATCAGACATGCCAACACACTTAACATTTAACATTCAACACTTAACATTATTATATATAACGAATGCCAGTAGCAAAATCCTCCTTAAAGGTTCGACCTCAGCAGCAGATTTCTGATAAGAAACTCAAAGAGATTCTTGAAGAAGATAAGAGAAGACTCCAAAGTCTCCTCGCTACTTATCGTCCCATTACAGGAGAGAATGCCCCTGGTCTCCGCTTTGAATGTGTCATCACGGACTTCTTAAAGGGAAAGAAACTCTGGCTCCCGGTGGAAATGTTGAAGGAAAAGAAGTTCTGCGCCATCATCAAATGTGGTTCTATAGAGGCCTTTTGCGATAAGTACATGCCAGACTTCGACCAAGAGAAGGCTCGTGATGCAGTCTTCCGGTATCTCATCCGCCTGCGCTGTAAGCACGATTTCTATTTCTTCGCCTACGCCTACGCCCGAATCAAGAATAAGGATGGAGGTGAAGATATACCTTTTCTTCTTCGCAATGCCCAGATCAAACTAGCCAAGGTCTTCGAACAGTTACGCCTTCACAGTCAGTACCACTATATCCGTGTCATTCTCTTGAAGTGCCGCCAATGGGGTGGTTCTACCCTCACCGACATCTACATGGCATGGCTGCAGATCTTCTGGAAGACAAACTGGAATAGTAATATCGTTGGCCACCAGTCTTCTTCTGCTACCCAGGTGTTCGATATGTACGAGAAACTTATCAACGCTATCCCTACATGGCTCTTCTACGACATCGGTCAACCATTCAAGTCTGATACTCGCAAGTTGAAGACTTCTGGCACAATTCAGAACATCAAGTACCTCATCCCTCGTTCCTGCAAAATTCAAACAGGTTCGGCTCGTAACCCTGAGTCCTGTCGCTCCGGTGATGCTGCCCTTGCTCATATCACAGAGGAAGCCTTCTTCCCTAACACCACAGAGTGGACTCCGGCTAAGGTGATCAAGGCTGCATCATCATCTATTCAGCCAGATCCTTTAACATTCATCGTCAGAGAGTCAACGCCTAACGGACGAGAAAACGAGTTCCACGATGCCTGGGTAGCCGCAAACTCTGTAGACAAAGATGGAAAACCTCTGTCAGCATTTACTCCTGTCTTCGTTGCATGGTTCGAAATTGAAAAATATATATTGCCATTTGCTTCCGAGGATGAACGTGCCGATTTCGCCATCTGGCTGTGGAAGAATCGCAATGACGAGCAAGGTCATGGTAAGTACTATTGGTGGCTCTACGAATGTAAAGGCGCATCTTTCGAGGGCATCCATTGGTATATTGAGAAGTCCAAGGAGTATGAGACTCTTGACGATATGCGTCAGGAGTTTCCTTCTGATGATGTAGAAGCCTTCCTCTTCTCAGGTACTACAGTCTTCGACCCATACAAGTTGAAGGAAATGGAAGAGGACTGCAAGGGTATCGAGCCTATCATGGTGGGTGACATTGAAGGTGATTCTTATGATGCTGCCGATGATGCTTGTATGAACAACATCCGCTTCATAGAACGTCCAGGTGGACCATTGAAGGTGTGGGCTGGGCCAGACAACTCCGAGATTGTCAGACATCGGTATATCGTTGCCTGCGATATTGGTGGATCACATAAAACCTCCGACTTCTCTGATATAGTAGTCCTCGACCGCTATGATGAAATCTATGGTGGTGTACCGGAAATCGTAGCTGAATGGCATGGCCACTGCGATGCCGATCAGCTAGCTATGCGCTGCGCCCAGATAGCCCATTTCTATAATGATGCTTATCTGGTCATCGAGAACAATACGGCCTATTCGAGAATGAACAATACTGAGGGCAACCAGTCAGAGCTGTTCTTCCCTATCCTTCTGCCTCTATACGATAACCTCTATAGCGCATCACAGTCCAAACTGAAGAAGGTGAAGAATATCGAAATGAAGTGGGGATTCAATACCAACAAGGCAACTAAGGTGGCAGTAGTGAAGACCATGGCTCGCATCATCCGTGATGGCGGCTATATGGAGCGAGAACTTGCAGCAATAGATGAATGTACCTACTTCCTCTATTACAAGCAGAACGACTGCTATGGAGCCGTAGCCGGTAAGCATGATGACCGTGTCATGGCCAGAGCCATAGCCCTCTACGTAGAGAAGGATATGCCAGCACCGGAAATCGTTCCATTCCGTTCAAAGGCAGAGATAGAACGTGAACGTCTCCGCAACCGCCCACCAGTAGTAGCTGAGTTGTCAGGCATAGGTGGTGGCAGCTAGCCTCTATCTAGCCAGCATTATAATCCGTCCCCTGTATAGTCACCGTTCCAGGCGATTCTATCGCCTGTCCATATAAGTTAATAATTAAAAGTAATAAGAAAAATGAAACAAAGTTATTCTAATCTGCTGCGTAAGATGCTCATAGCCATCTACCAGCCTATTGTCACTCGTATCGAACTCTTCCGTGCCACATGCATGTGGCAAAAAGGAGTCAAGGCAACCATTGCCAAGTATAAAGAATGTGGCGCACCTCGCTTCTACATGCTCTACGACCAGTCGCATAAAGATTTTGCAATCATGACCTACGATCCTAACAGAAAGAATATGCTCGCCTATCGAAAATTAGTCCAAATGGGCAAGTGGAAAGCTACTCGCTATTTCAAAAATGTAGAAGACATCAAGGCTGCCTCCTACTACTACACCCCTTCAAAGTGGGGAGCCATCGGCTGCGATGCCGACAACAAGGTTAGGGCCAAGAAGTTGAAAAAATGGCAAGAATACTACATGTACCGAGTTTCTACACTAATGTTTAAGTTACGCATATACAAGAAGAAACATGGTATTGACTAAACAAAAAGAAGAGGAGACCATCACGGCTTCCTCTTCACAATCAAATAACCTTAAAAACTAAAAACCCTATAAAATAATCTAATCTAAGAACTGAACAACATTTCGTTCAATATTATGAATTAACTAAGAACTTCTTTTCTACATAGCTGCCGAAGGAAGAGCTGCCAAATCATTTGCTCCATCACTGGCCTTTAGATGCGTGTCAGGTGCTGTTGCCTGTTGTTGCCCTCCATCTGTAGGCATCTGTCCATTGGCTGCTTGCTGTGCCTGAAGAGCTTCTAGCTTTTCCAGTTGTTCCTTGAAGTATTTTCTCATTCTTCCTGTACCAGGGAAATTAGCAACCGTAAGCATGGTATAAGGATCCATCTTGCCGCTCACCATCATCTGCCAAGCCATATCGTTGTTGGCAGCTCTGATAAGTGGACTGTATGCGTCCAAGTCGATAGAAACATCTAGATCCATATCTCTCATGGTCTCTGAATTGAAGTGAATTTCAAATTCATCACCAGTCAGTTTTACGCTGTCCGCATCGGTGCAAAATTCCTGTATCAGGTAAAGTTTCTTCTTGGCCACACGTACCTTAAAGTTGTTGAAACTCTCAACAAAGTCCTGTATGGTGGTAGATGATGATTCTCTTTCCAACTGGTATTGCTTACCGCTGGTATTCCGATGCTGACCTTGTAGAGCACCCTGCACACCACTTCCCTCGCTAGCCATCGTCTTGGCAAAGTTCACCATGAAGTCAACACCTGCCGGAATACTCTTGTTGACCAAAGTCTGCGGTGGCTTGCCTCCGTTCTTCGAGTTCCACAAGATAATACTATCCGTTTTGGTATAGTTCACCTGCATTTCATCGATGCTCTGTTTCTCGCTCAATGCGTTCTCGTCCACAAGCATCGTACCCTTGGCACCATTGGCCACGATAAAGTTAATCATCATCATATAATGGTTCAAGGTGCGCTGGTTGTTCTCGGCACGCATAGAGAAACTTCTTATCTCACCATTCAGGCAAGGATAAGCCACGAAGGTATATGGCATGATGGAAGTTCTGAAACCGTCTCTCAGCACATAGTAGGGCGATTCCCTGGCATCCAGCAGATAGCCATTCGGGGTAAGGTATCTTCTGAACCAGTAGGTTTCAGCCTCATCCTTAATTTCGATGGTCTTAAGTTCAGAAGGGTCTACATAGTAGATAGGCTCACCATTCTCATCGAGCACAGGTAGGCCATTTTCATCTTTCATGATGTTGGATTCCTCTATTTTGCGCTTCTTATCCTCATAGAAGGCTCGCTGGTCAGGAGAAGCATAGCCGCAATCTCCACTCTCCCAGTCATGTACCCAGATGGCAGGTCTGGTTTCTTTTGTCCAGATTTCCAATACCCGGTACTTGCCTACTACTGAAGAATGGGTGAAATCATCTATTCCGGCATACTGGGCTTCACCAGTCGGGTGATAAGTCTGTTCGGGCGCAAAATGGTGCTGCGTCTGTAGATAGATCTCACTGAGTTTATTAACCTCTTCCTTGCTTCCATTTGTAAAGGTAGCAATAATCTCACGCCAAGTCAAATCATGAGCCTCAGCAATAAATTCCACATCGCTCAGGTCATACTTAAAAAAAGGTGGTAAAGCTAACTTAAAGATGTCTACAGAATAGTCAAAGATGCCATTCTTGCCATCCCTTCTGCCATAATAGGTTTTCATGCCCACAAAGGCGAAGACACAGAAGGCATAGAACATTCTCGCATCTAACTCTTGCCTGTCGTTCAAGTTGTCGTTCTGACGAAGATATTCATTGAAGAAACTGATATAGTCTTCCTCGTTTGGATCCACGGCACTACATGTAGCAGTACTGCGCTGCTGGCGCACAAGACCAACGAGTGAAAGAAGTTTGTCTCCGATTACATCGTATTCCAGTATTGGCATACCTTTCAGTTCCATATACTGCCGGATGGTAATCTTTCTTCCGTTCCATTCTATCAGCTCTTCCAACTGTCTTCCCATCACGAAGTCTTGCGCTCGCTTCCACTTCTTTCTCAGTTCTGCACCATCATAGAAGTATTGGCAAGCCCATTGCAGCAACTTAAGATTGCTTTCGCTCTGCGTAAACCGCTCCCGGCTCACTCCTTCAAGTGAGTCTGGTCCCGGCTCTGCATAGTTCGATATGTCATTTATTACATGATTGTCAACCATAATTCTTAATTTTTCGCCAAAAATACCGCATTTTTCTCGCTTATTAGTGATAAGTTGCGCAACTTAACATTACTTTTTCATATTTTCTCTTTATTTTTGTTCCGCATTTCATTTAAAACGTTTTAAATCATGGGTAAATCAATCAATGTACATGAAGCCTGCGTCATTACTACAGATGATAAAGGCAACCTCTCCATGGTAGGCAAGGCGAAAGAAGCCCTCACCACCTTGAAGAAAAATAAGGTTTCCGTCTGCATTCTTCTCTGCGACAATAAGAAGGAGGATGTGGAGAAGTTCCTTAACGACAATAACGTGCCTTTCGCCTCTCTCAGTACCAAAGAGGAGACCGATAAGGATGGCAACACCAAGCATGTTGATCCACCAAAGGCAGATGTAACCATCATGCCAAGTTCCAAGGTCATCACTCTTCGAGACGATTGGCAATGGTGCTTGGATGATATTGCCCAACGTCTCTGGGGCGAGAAAAAGAAGGAGAATCCAAAGAGTGAACAACAGCGCATGGATGACAGCATGGCTGATTACATACGCTGGGCAACACCAAAGAAAAAGGAACCAGAGAATGCATCTGGTCCTTCTCTCGGATAACATCGCTCCAACATCTTCAACTTTAAACACACAAATGATTCATTAATCATAACTATTTTAAATTTATTTGGAATTAGATTTTTATAACTATCAAAAAGGGACTCGCTGTGAAGCAAGTCCCTTTTTCTGTTTGTAGAAATATCGAACATAAAATTGAATTGGCCAAAGCCTATTTTCGGAAATATAGAACATTTCCTCCTATTCATAAGGAGGATGTGTCATAAGTTTAGATAATAGTTGGCGCATAACAGTTGGCCACCGCATGCACATCACCTGTTGTGCATGCGCATATCAGTTGTTATGCAAGCGCACAACAGCTGTTGTGCGCTTGAAGATGCTAACTATCTCTAAAACATATCCTATCTTTTCCAGCAACATATCCTATCTTCCAACAACAAGAAGAGGGCGTATCTTTAACTTATGACATACCCTCTTCAGGACTACTTTTTTGTCTGGCGAACAGTCTTCAAAATACTATCTCTCAGCTTTCTGATTGCTGCCATGGTAGCCTCATCATTATCTGATGAAATATCAGCTTTCTTTTTCTGCATCTCTTTTCTAGCTTTCTGGATAGCCTTTCGTTTATCCAAAGCAGCCTTATGCTTGGTCTTATAGGCTTCGATTTCTTTCTCTGATGCGCCATTGCCTTTCAACTCTTCAAGACCAGCATTTGCCTCATTGGTGGCTTCCCACTCCTTTTGCAAGTATAGGTCATCCATCAAGTCCGAAAAGTTTCTCTGACGAAGGTATGAAGCATCAGCCTTAGCCTTCTTGACCGCTTCGGAATCCTTGGTTTCCAATTCGTCCGCTATGATCTTACCGATAAGTTTCTTCTCCTTCTGACTTCTGGACTCGGAAAACTCGTTCTTCAAGTCCTCTCTATCCATACCAGCCAAACGTTCTGAAACTTTCTTGTCGAAAGATTTTTCAATAGCTTTCAGCTTCTTTTGTTTCTCTTCATCAGAGTAGAGTTTGCCTAAGCCAAAAGTGTTCTTACCAAACTTATATTCTGCATATCGCTTGGCAAGCTCCTCGTAGCTTAGTTTCTTGGCATCCTTGCCTTTCATACCTAATTCATCGATATAGAGATTGTCCACAGTTGCAGCAGGTCCGTTCATCAAACGGAACACAAACAACGCAATCTCCTTAGCATTGGTCATATCACCATTGCCATAGTCGATACAAGCATTGATGGCATCGGTCAGAGTCTTTGGGTTGAAACCTGTACCACTCTGCATTACCATAAACATTAGGTCTTGTGCTCCAGCCACCTTATCATAGCCAAACTTTTCTATCATAGAGTTGAAATCTGAAAGCATTGGCATACCAGAGAAATCTACATTTTTCAGTCCCCTAAGGCTGATTCCATCAGATGTAATTGTGTTGGCAATGGCAGTGTTGATAAACTGACCTCCTGCCAAACCATCAACTGGACCTTCAAGCAAACCGAGAATCACGGCATCAATTACCATTTTCTTCTTTTTGTTTTCATCATCACCAAGATACGGTATGAGATAACCAAGACTTCCTCCAAGATTCCAGATGATAGGTCCCAACCACAAAGCTACAATAGCATCTGCAATGTTATGCATCAATCCCTTCTTGTACATCTTTTCTGCAGCCTTGGTTGCTTGCTCATATCCTACGCCTTCTTCCATCAGCTGAGCTGCCATATATTTGATTGAAGCCTCCTTGTGTCCTTTCTCAAAACGATGCTTCAAGTTTCTAAGTGCATTGATACCCTTTCGCTCATAAAGCATACTGGAGTTTCTGAATGGCGTGAAGATGGCAGACTCCAAGGTTCTGTCAAGCTGCATTGGAGAGACAAAGGCACCTTCCGAACTCTGCTGAGAAGTATTGAAGTTGATCTCAGCATCACTAAGTGCCTTTTCCTTGGCTTTCTCCTCGGTCAGTCCTGCCTTGATATACTGCTTATACTTGGTATCATATACGGCTCTTGCTCCTACTGCACAAGTAACGGCATCCACAAGTGCGTTTGGTGTCATACCATAGTAAGCAGCCTTTTCCATGAGATTGGTATGCCATAGTTTCCAATCGGTCGGGTCATCCATAAGAACGGTATCACCTAACTTGCGCCCAGACCAACGCTTATCAAAATTAGGCATATTCTCTATAGCCCATTTGAATGATCCGTAAGGATTGACAGAATACCAGGCGAATCTACCAAGGTCAGCATCAGCTAAGAACAATGGAAAACTAAGTATCTGCTTGAAAGCTGTGTATAAACGACCCGATATTTTTGCTCCAGTAATACCCTTGCCAATGTTCTTAATGGAAACAGCCAAGTCTGTACCACCTTTAGGGCGATATGTGCCCATGGCCACTGCGGTTGCATCCTTCACGTTATTCCAAAGTCTCTCTCCACTGCCATAGATGGTAGTCATGTTCTGGACACGATTTCTGAAAGTTGTGTCAGATAAAAGCGTATTGGCATCCTTGCGGATAGGCGCATAGTTGTACCAGTTTTCCATCTCCTTGATGTTGTCGATGGTCACACTAAGGGCATCGGCATTAAGGATGTCCAAAGGAAGTTTGTTTGTCTTACGCTTGATGATGGCACCTGTAGCTGTAGAAGGTAAGGCATTGCTACCATCACTCGTATTGTTCACATCTTCCTCCATATATCGGGCGTTCTTTAGCACTCTCAATGGGAAATAGTTCTCCACCATAGGCATAGGTGCGCCAAACAGTTCCTCATGTCTCTTGTTATACTTGGTACGCATTTTAGGCAAGAACTCACCTTGAATCCAGTCTGCCAAATTCAAGAAACGAGGATCAATGTTTTCCTTAATCCTTTCCACATCAGCATCGAGGATGCGCATCTCTCTTAGCTTCATGGCACCATCAGGCATTTTGTTCACCATATAGATGTACATCAGGTTGCCTTGCTGTAACTTATAGGTCTGTTCGCCCTCTATATCACGGATTATCACATCCAAGCTCTTTACCTTATTACTACGCTCCAAGGCATACAGATCGTTCAGTGTCATATTGCCCTTCTTGTTGCCGTTCTTATCCTCAGTAACCTTGCCAAACAACTCTGAAACTTTCAAGTCTATTTCGTTGTTAGCATCTCTTACGCTCTTGAACTCATCGTTTGATGCTTTCATCGCTCCACGGACAAAATGATTCCATAACTGTCCCTCACCATTGATTTGTTTGCTACCAAACTCGCGCATCAAGGCATCAAAAGAACCTAGAGGAGAACAGAACAAACGGGCAACATCACTATTGGACAGTCTGGTTTTCCAATTCTCCTTATGATGCTGGTTCATGCTCTTGTCACCCAAATCGGCACTGGCCATCATCTTCACATTGATGGCACGACGAGCATCACGCTCCTGGAACTCTCTAGCTCCCTTCACGCTCTCGTCTATCATACCTCCAAGGTTAGCCAGCAGTTGCGAATATCGGTCCATACGCTCTACCTTATTATTAAAGAGAGCCTCATCGTATTGATTCAATCGTTCCACATGTTCCTGAAGAAGAGCTTTAGTTCGTTCACCTTTATAGATACCTTTTCTATCCTTGTAGTTTTCAATCTCAAGCTTCTTCAAATCCTCGATTTCGATAGCGTCATTTCTACTGGAATCTATGTAGTCCACATATTGCTTAGCGAGATTCAGACCCAACAGCTCATCTTGATAGGATGAAGCATTCTTCTTGTCAGCAGCCATCTTGTCTATCAAGTTACTGATTCTCTCATCAAGCTTATCAGAAGAAACCCTTGAAGAGACTGCATCACGGAAAGCCTTGATTGTTGTTTGACCTCTCAACTCCAGTTTACCCTGTACCTGAATACCCTTGGCATTCTCTTTCAGTTCTTTAATGCTCATGGTCTTCATGACAGCCCTGTCGAAGTTTCTGAGTTGGTTGTTCATCAACACATCCATCACTTGATAAAGATGCTGAGAAATCTCATACGATTTCTTACCTGTACTATTTTTCACAATAGTGAGCAAGGTGTTTATACTACCTCTACCCAAATCATCACCATAACCCAGACTCATAAATCTTTTAGCAAACTGCACCACGGCATCAGTAGTATTTTTGTCATACACCTTTTGATTTTGCATCACGTGGCGCATGTGCTGAAACTCTGCCTTCATCGCTTTCAATCGGGCATATTCACTGAATGGGTGCTGAACAGCATCCATAAGAGCCACTTTTGATATGATTTCGTCCTCTGCCATTCTATCGTACTCGTCCTTATGAGGGGCGGTCTTCCATATTTCATACTTTCCCATAGCCTCACCATAGTCCTGTATGCTTTGATAGTCGCGCATATCAGGAATTTTCAGAGGTCTCTCCTCGCCTTCCTTTATTTTAGGATGATCCTTCCTCCAACTAGCCATATCATTCTCATATTGCTTCTGATACTTCTCTCGGATAGCTTCCTCATCAGGAGGAGTGAGGGCAGCAAGCGTGTTCTCGTCAAACTCGTCTATACGCTTCTTCCAATCAGCCTCAGTCTTAGGCCAATCCTCTAGGGCTTGTGAGTAAAGCATCTTGCGCCCGAAGAAAGTCGCTTCATCCTCTCCCTTGCGTTTCTTTGGCATGGTTGGTTTCTTTGGTCGGTTCAAATAGCCTTCCACGTATTTCTCCAAAGGCTCACCGTTAGCATCCAGCTTATTCTTAAAGTCCTTTGGTTTCTTCTCCCAATCACCGCCAAACCAATCTTTAAAGTTCTTGGTACGAGCTTCAATATACTGTTTCTTGCTCAGATTAGACTGTTCACCATTAGGAGCCAATTTGAAAGCACCAGTAGCCTCATCTATGCGACCACGCTCAGTTTTCTTCTTTGGCTTATTGTCCTCTTCAGAAGGTAAATTAGCACCATCAGATAGCGCATCCTTGATTTCAGCATTGCTAGCCTGCTTCATCATGGCTTCCTGCTTCTCCTGAGGCATTTCGTCCCATACGTGCAGAGCCTTGCCAGCCTTCATCAGGTAGTATCTCAAATCCTTGTCATTGAGAAGTCCCGGCACACGAACACCCAGCTTCTTCAGCAACTTGATAAGATAATGCTTAATCTTAGTCCAAAGAGAAAAGTCCTCAGCAGTCTTAGGACCCTCCTCAGCCAAATGAGCGATATACTCCTGCGTTCCCACATTCATGCGGTCAGGGTTCTTCCAGTCCGGATCATACTTGTTGGCAATATCCAAAATCTTACCGCGAGTGCTTGCTGCGACAGAATTATAAACGAAATTAGCGAGCTTTCTCACGCCATCTTCGCCACCAAGAAGAACTTCCATACCCTCATGGCCTATCTTCTCATGAAGCACGGTTCTCTCTGCCTCGTTGGCATCAGCACAGTTAGGCAGATAAACATGAACCGTGTGTGTAGTAGGGTCATACCATCCGGTAGCCCCATTCTTCACATCACTCAGATAAGCATCCGGAACCTCATCCACAGAAGTGTAAACTGTAGCCTCAGCACCACCAAGTTTGTTGGCAGTATTCACTACCCGGTCGCTCACTTGTTTCTGCTTGTCTGCATCCCAGTTGTTCTTGAAGATAGAGCTGCCAAGTCGTGCCAATACATTTCTGCCCGACAAGTCATCCTTATTCAGCAGAGGAGCTATCACGCCCTGAGTCAACTGCACCGGAATACCATTGCCAATGATGGTGTGGGCCAAAGATTCCGTCTTAGGCAATTTATAGTCATCGCCCAGTCCGGTAATCCTAGCCAATACCCTGCCATCTGCACGCAATACCTTTCCACCCGGCATGATAATCACATCACCACTCTTGGTTCTCAGCGTAGGAAGAATCTCATCCCCATAGGCATGAGGAATCTTGCCATCGGCATAGGCACTACCCATTACATAAAGAGGCTTCTCCACCTTCTGCCAGTCGATTCCGTCAGCCTTCAATCTGGCATCCATCCATGGAGCCACACCGCTTTCCTTCACCGTCAGAGTAGGAAGAATATCTTCCACAGCCTCTAGCCATCCACCCTTACGTGGTTGCTTCTTTGGCTTTTCAGGCAGTTCTCCGTCCTTCACGGCTCTAACTATCAGTCGTTCTCTGTTGGTATAGCCACCATAGTCTGCGGCATTATACACATCAGAATCCCATGTATAGCCATTCTTATCAAGTGCCTTGGTGATAATATTCATCGCCTCAGAGTCCTTGTAGCCCTTGACGTTCTCGATAGTCACCACTCGCGGTTTCACGGAATCAATGAAGTCGGCAGTACTCTTGGCAGTCTCCTTGTCAAGCTCCACCTCGCCCCCATTGCTCTTAGCCTGAGAGTAGTTCTTGCATACAGGCGAAGCATGGAAATACTCCACCTCGCCATCAATATGCTTCACCAGTTCCTTCGGATCCACGTCTCTCACGTCAGCAGTTACAATATGCTGCCCGAAGTTATTCCGATACACGCCACTTATCTTCCGGTCATACTCCACAGCCACCACTGGGTCGATAATGCCCTTCAATCCCTCTTCAACCAGACCACCACCACTAAAATAGGTGCCAGCCTTCATCAGCGAATCAGGATGCTTCTGCAACTTCTGCTCCAAGATAGGAGATTGCGCATTTTTACCGTACACCTTAGAATAATGCACACCATCATTCTCGCCACCTACGATTCTGCCTCTGTTATCGGTCTCCACAAACGGCACACCTCGCTTCTCCAGCTCTTTTCTCAGACTTGGAGTAACCACATTCGAAGGCATAGTGATATTCTTGTCCTTGAACATATCATTGACGATAACATCAGCCACCTCGCTGTCAGGCACGATACGCACAGGCTTATCCCAACGAGATAGCACCACCTTGCGTTTGCCGGTCAGCTGTCCTTGGATGATACCAGCCTTCCACTCTACTTCACCCACGGCATCCTTGGCTTTATCAGCCTTGTAGCCACTGGTCAGCTCGCTCTTTGGCACCTCAACCTCTACAGTTACGATGTTAGGGCGATTCTGAGCCTCGCTAAACTGGTCGTTCAGTGGAGTGCGAGAAGTATGAAGATAAGGATTGTAAGCAGCCTTAAGCGACTTTCCATTGCCCTTGTTAAGAGTAAACATACCCTTATCATCAGCAAGTTCTGGTCGCTCGTCTGCCTGTTCCCACTTACCGAGTTCGATAGGTTCCACAAACTTGCCCTTCACCTTTGCAGCCATCGGTGGATAGAGTTTTCCATCCTCGCCTACCTGCATGGCACGATAAACCTTCACCGTGTCTTCCTTATCCAGCTTCTTGATGGTCTCAGGGTCTTTCACAATGCTATAGCTAGCATCATTACCATTCATTACGATCTGCTCGTCACGGTTCACATCCTCCGTCTCGGAAGCTAACGAGTTTCTGCGCTCCTCATCGGTCAAACCCAAACGCTTCTGTACGTTACGAGCCTCAACCTCACCAGCCAACTTTCTATATTCTTGGTAAGAATCAAAGTCTGTACGTTGGAACCTATCCAAACGGAAACGCTTAATGGCATCATCCATACTTCTGTCTGCATAGCCACGTGCGAAGTAGTTGAATCCCTTAATTCGGGTTTCCTTGTCAGGAATGAACTCAGGCATATCCATGTCCTTATATTCTTGGATAAGAGCTTTCTCTACCTCAGATTGGTTGTACTCACCACCCATTTCCTTGGCTTTCTCTTCCAATTCAAAGGCATAGGAACGTGCCTTCCATTCAGCCTTAGCAGCATTGAAATCTCTCTCCACCTGCTCGGGTGTGCCACCATGCGCAAACCCCTCTTCACGCTGAATTACGTGCTGAATTTCATGATTCAGAATGCTATTCAGATACTTTAATTCATCCGCATGAATGGTAATAGTCTTTGTTTGTGGATTGTATTCCCCATTTGAAGGCATGTCATTCATTACTGCATCAGTATGGATTTTAATATTTTTCAACTGAGGATAAGCCTCAAAAAGCTTTGGCGCATCCACAGCATCTTCCAACTTACCATCAGTCCAAAGCATATCCTCTTCAAAACGCTTAACGATATTTCCACCACCTACATCGATGGTGTCCTTTATCTTAGCATCAGGCATTTCGTATCTCCACTTGCCATCTACACCTTTCTCCCAACCTGTAGCCATCTTGATAATCTTGGCATTCTTCTTTGCCTTTTCCATCTGCTTGGCTACATCAAGATTATCCATGCGGAAAGTTTGCTCCTCAGCCTTGTCAGCCTCAGCCGCACCCTTCTCGCCACCAAACATGAAGCGAACATCCTGCTTGCGAGAATTGAAACGCTTAGAAGGAGGAATAACGTCACCCTCATCATCATAGGTAACAAGGTCGTTCAACTTTCTATTATTCTTGGCATTCTTGTATTTATACTCCTTGCCATCATCAAAGCCAAACTCGTTTGCGTCATTACCATCCCACCACAGTTGAGTAGCCGGAACTTCGTCCTCGATGATACGATATTTGCCTTCCAGTCGATTATTTCCGTGAATATCGGCATATTTCTTAGAAGGAGTAACCCAGTCACCATTACGCAACTTGCCTTCCTTCACCGAAGTAGGAACGGCACGATAAACCTTTACCTTAACATCCTTCTCACCATTCTTAATGGCATCAATAGCCGCACTGATGGCTTTCACTGATTCCAATCCATGAGGAGTATTCTGAGAATAACGCTCAGGATGAGAGAAGTAATCATCCGGCTGAGGAGTATAACCCATAGCCATATCCTCCAGGTTCACATCCGAGCCGCTGGATTCCCAATCTTCACGTCTCGCCTTGTCGCTTTCATATCCAGGGTTTCCCGGAGCAGCCCAGGCACCTACACCCTGATATGCGCTTTCGGTATCATCATACCCCTTGCGTCTGGCAGCCTCATCAAGCATTTCCCTGGCAGTAGCATCATCACCCTTGGCAAGAGCATCCATATACTGCTTGTCAAGTTGATCATCAGGAATCAGAGAAAGTTCCTCCAGGTGCTTCTGACGCTTGGCCTCCTCTTCCTCAGCTCTCTTTCTAGCGGCTTCCATGGCGTTACGCTGCGCCTCCACCTGCTTCACGCGCTCCTCGATCATAGCATCAAGGTCGCCAAAGTTCTCCTTCAAGGCATTATTTACAGGCACGGTGTACTTAAGAAGTTCTTTGAAAGAGGAAATCTTATCTTCATTTGCCTGCAACAGATGGCGTTTGATATTGGCTCTGGCACGTGCAGCCTCAGCAGTAGAACCCTTCTTAACACCATTGGCGTACATCGCCACATCTGCCTCATCTACACCAAATTGCTGAGATACAGCCTTTATTTTATCCTCCACAGATAAATTTTCACCATTTTCCTTGGCAGTTTCAGAATTATTATCTACCTTTGCACGCATAAAAGCATTTCCATCATTGTTATGTGCTCCTTCGGGAGTGTTTGTGGAGTTTTCAACTACCCTAGACGTCTCTGATGGATTTGCTTTTTTATTTGAATAGAAATCATTAAAATATTCCTTGTTATTCTTTGGTTCTGTTACTACAGTATATTTTACTTGTGAAGTTGGATCTACATAAACATAGGCAACTCTGCCATTATCGCTTACTTTGCGTTCACCTTCTTTTAATACTGTAGGAATCAGCAACAAATCATCAACATTTAAAGAATTAGCTTTTACACCATAATGACGGAATACGCTATGCTTTGTTCCTGCATGATTATCATTTCCTTGGCGCATGATGATTTTATTGCTTCCATCTTCACGCTCCACGGTTAATGATACATTATCCTTTTTTCCAGAATAAACATCAGCAACTGCCTGTTGAGCCTCATCAAGTTCTCTACCTTCTAGTTGTGTAGAAATGTCCTTCATACGTTTCTTAGTAGTAGAACCCATAAACTTGATGTCATCAGCATTCTCTGCCTCATGAAGTTTAGTTCGTGGATCCACCCCATTCGCCAGGTCTCTCAACACAAGGTTACGAATATCCTCCAAGGTCATTTTCTTAATGTCCTCAGGCTTCCACTTCGTAAATGTATCAAGAGTCCAATACCAAAACTTCTTCAGCCACTCCTTCAACTTATTGATAACGCTAAGTTCCTTTGCTGTATCAAGCGGATTCTCCTTGATAGCATCCTTAGCCATCTGTTCCAGGATGGCAGCTCCGTCCTCACCGGTCAAACGAGCAAAAGCCTCATCGCAAATCTGCTCATCTGTCAGATGATTATAGTTAGGATCCTGCTTCAAATCGGCAAAAAGCTGGGTCTGCATGATGAGTTTATCACCATGCTCTATAAGTTCCGGATTCATGTTTTTGGCAGCAGTACGCCAAAGATGTTGATACTCATGGATAGGAGTATTGGGATTCAGATGTTCCTGGTTCAGCACAATCTCCTTGCCATCAGTGTAGCCATAAACCACACCCTTACCCTTCAAATACTGCACTCCAGGCTCAGCAACAGCCTTCAACTGATTATCTAACTCAACATACTTATGGAACAAGTCATCAAGTGTATCTTGATACTTTTCAAAGGATTTATCCCTGTAGTCAGTCCAAACATCATCTGGAATATCGTTCTCAGAAGATAAGCCATGCTGATCCATATAGTCCTGCATTAACTGATTTTGATACTCTGCGCGCTCTTTCTTCTTGGCATTATAGGAATCCTCGGTTTCTTTAATCTGCTTCTCTAACTCGATTCTCTTATTGAGCAGAGATTCTGCCTTATAAGGGTCAAACTCACTAGGAACATCACCCTTTACGTCCTTGATCTGTTCCTCAAATGGCTTATTCAGATTAAATGCCTTGTAGTTTCCTATCTTCCAGGCATTGGTATAGTACTTGCGCCACTTCTCAGCTAAGTCCTTCTTCTCAAAGTACTGAGGAGGTTGGTTCGGATTATCCATATTAACGATGGCATACTGCTTAAATTTGTCCGGTCTGTTCTTGGCAGCCCAGTCATAAGCTGCCTTGGCCGCCTCCTTCTGCTCAGGAGTTTTGATGTAGAAGCGAAGACGAGGATCATTCAAAAGCATTTCTACTGCCAGATTATCCTGCGCCTCAGCCACCTTCTCCATATCCTCATTGCTAACAACCTTCACCGGGATGCCAGCCTTCTTAAGCATAGTAGATACAGCATCATAAGCCACCTTCTGCGCCTCAGTCAGATTCTCCGGCTTCACCTCCTTCACATCGCGGTGAAAAGGAAGATCATCCATACTCATCGGTGCATCAAAAGGAAGGGTTTCATTAGCCTTCTTTGCCTGTTCATGCTGAATCATGGCATAGTCACGGAATGGTTTAGTCTTGCGGTCAGAAGACTCCAACCACTTATCAAAGGTAACCTTAGGAACAGAAGTAACCTTACCAAGTCCCTTCCAGCCCTTAGAGTAGTTACTGAGATAAGCCTTAGTAGCAGCCGCCTCATCAGGATAGCCATACATCACCTTATGCTCATCGAACTCTCCAGTCTCTGGGTTCACCTGGTCAACTACATAAACGTTACCATCAAAAGTATCAAGGTCAGCAGCATCATTGATGAACATATCAATATGATCACCATCCACGCCTATCTTACCAAGAATATAGCCATAAGTATCGTGCATGGTCACGCTCCAAGGCTTGCCCTGCTCGTCCTTACCGCTACGAGTCACGCCCTTTGGTGTTTCTACGGTATAATCATAGCCACCAAACGATAAATGCCCCTTCTTATAGTTGCCAGCCTTCTTCTGTGCCTCTGTAGGCTCAGTTTCCGTTTCAGCGATAGCATTTTGCAATTTTTCTGAAAATTTCGTGCCTTTTTCTTGCAAGTTATCAGAATTATTTGTATCTTTGCCACCAGAAGAATTGAGATCATTGCCTTGGTGTGAAGCGCTGCCAGACTGCTCGCTGCTTAATGAGCTTTTACTGGTGGTAACACTTGCGGTTGCAGCGTCCGTAGAAGAGGTTTTTTCATTCGCGCCCCTCTCCCATAGCAATGGTCTTTTTTCCAATCCCTTTACTGATTCATAGCCAGAAGTCTTTAGACCGTAAAACTTACCATTATCATTATTTATCAATATGGTAACGGCACGTTTACCTGTACGTCTACGCCCATCTTCTATAGAGAACACCAATGCGCCATCATACCCTAGTCGCACATGGTCAAAATTATTCATCACATCACGAACAAAGTCAATAGCCTCATCCGGGGATGAAAATTTCAACTCCGTATTGTGTCTGTCCATCATGTGCTTAATCATCTTTGGCGTGAGCCTAAACGGTGCTGCAGTATAGCCTATCTGCTCAAACACCTCTTGTGGTACATTAGCCAAATCAATATTACCTTCTGAATCTTGGTAGAATTGTTCACCATTACCAGCGGTTTCGGAACTCAAAGAGTATTTTGCTGATACATCGCCAACTTGCTCTTGTATCTGCTGTTCCTTCTCTTCCTCATAAGCAGCACGCTGCTCTTCCTCTGCAAGATCCATAGAACGCATTTCTTCTTCGGCATGCGCTATTTTCTCTTTCAAAATATAATTTTTCAAGTCGGAATACTTTTCTGCGCCTCTCAAAAGAGCAAGCAAAGAGTTTCTGATTTCCTGCGTGTTCACACCCTGATTACGAAGATTATCAGGGAGGTTATCATAAAGACCATTAACATACTTATCAAAAGTCTGTCCCTTACCTTCTGCCGCCAACACTTGAATCTTTTCGAGGTCTTTTCGAGTACCACCAAATTCCTGTTGTAAACCATTAAGGAATGTACCATTTACCTCACGACCTTCATAGTTTAAAGCATGACGTCCGATACTGCTGGCTACATATTCGTCAACAGTATACGGATGATCATCCATGAAATCTACAGAAGTATCAGAGTAGAGTTTTGCCAGTCCGGAAATATTTCTATCATTAAGATACTGTTCTGCTTTCACTCTTCTCTGCTCGGCTGGACTCATGTCATTCAAGGCCTCTTCTCTGGCTTTCTGATTCTCTAGTTTATAGAGCTTTTTCAAGCTATCGTTCTGTGCTATCAAATCTTTGGCAGAAGCGGATAGATTAGCCATTCTTGCCTCCAAGTCAGACTTGGTAGTATTGAAGTCACGAATCTCCTCATCGGTAAGGTCTGATTCTCCGAGAAGATACTGATTAAGTCGGTCATCAATATCTTCTAACTGGCGATGAAGTTCTTCTTGTGTCTTGGAGATTTCCTTGCGCTGAGAGAGAATATAGTCGCTAGCCTCATCCATAGTAGGATATTGCTTCTTAAGTTCCTCGTCTGTAAGCACAGGCACTTCACGCTCATCAGTAACGGTAAGAGCCTCTTTGTCGATACCGACTTTCTTAATGTTGGCAGTACGCTCATCCTTTAACTCACGCTTCTCCTCCACTGTCATAATGAGGGAACGAATCTTGTTCCAGTTGTCGTAACGAGTGGTCAAGTCCTCCAACTGCTCCTTGGCAAGTTTCAGCTTGTCTTCTCTTGACTGTGCTTGCTCTGGCTCCAAGTCGGCATTGGTATCAAGCCAATCCTCTGCTTCCACGATACGCTTGCGAATGTTGCCAATCTGCTCCTTGATGTCGGAACGACTGCCATTCACCAATTTAATAAGCTGGTCATGGTTATCGGCATATTGCTCCTGCAGATACTCTGCAGCCACCTTAGGGTCGGTTTCCTTGGAAGAATAGTCTGGCTTCTGCTCACTCAGCCCAACAATACCATTGGCAAAACGTTGCTTTTTCTCAGCCTCAACCTTGATTGCTTCTTTTTCTGCACGCTCAGCATCCTCTGCATCCAGCTCGGCATTGATGCTATTTCTCAATGCATATTTTTGGAACTTGGTGAATGTGTCTACTGGTACAGTCGTTACATTTTTAGAACCAGCTATATTAAAACTTATGGTTCCATCAGGATTAACTGACACAATCTTAGCTTCTGTTGGCTGGTCTTTGTCATTAATAGACAAGCTAACAGTATCATTTGGTTTCAGACTGGTAGCATCAAAAATTGCGTTGAAGTCCTTCTTTGTTGCTTCATGTTTCTGAGTTGCAAGCTGATTCACGTATTCTTGAAGAGGGATTTCTTTTCCATTCTCTTTGACTTGAGACGATGGAACTTGCTTCACGACTGGTTGACCATTTGCATCAGGAAAGACTCCAAATCCTGCACCATACTCATTCTTGCTCTTCCAATAGCCTCGCTGACCATCGGTAAGGGTAAGACTAGAAATGTTACCATTTTCCATAGTGTATTGCGAAAGTTGCTGTTTCAACTTATCTGCATAGCCATCATCAGCATGTTCCAAAGCATCCATTGCACCCTTATTAGCATCCATAGCCTCAGCATACTTTCTGATTGCTTCCTGCTGGAAAGGAGTGAGATAGTTTGTACGCTGCTCAATATAGGTCTCAATGTCTGTACCCTTGTTTACCGCATTATATACACCTTGGATTCTGTCAGTATCATTTGCAAAGGCGCGCTTCAATCGAAGCTCTGCAGTTTCTGCATTATATTTAATAGACTTCAATCCCTCCTTATCACCATTCTTATAGGCATTCTGCCCCATAACAAAAGCATCAGAAGCCTTGCTTTCGCTTTGATTTTCGTTTGCAAGGTTTGCAGGATTTGCTGCAAACTCTGCATCACTCGGAGTTGATACGGAGTTGGTACGGTCTTGGTACGGAGCAGGTTCCTCTGAAACTGGAGACTCCTGACCACCTGCAGAACTCTCAGAAGAACCCTCAACAGGCGATACAGGGCTTTTGCCTTCAATTCTCTTCTGCTCATTACCATGGGAAGTATTATAGAGATCATCCATCGTCTGCTTCATTTCACGTTTCAGTTCGATGGAATTGTAAAGCTCCTTAAGATAAGATTCTACCAATGGCGCATATTTCTTATCTTTCGACTCCAAAGCCTTACGAAGTGTACCGTGCGCCACGTCATGGGAATCCTCAAACGTGTTGACAAACTCCCTCATCACAGAACTGTTCTCCAAAGCACTGTCATAATAATGACGATAGGCATTAACCTGCTTCTGCTCCTCATCAGTAAGGATAATACCCTTCTGCTGCTTATCCATGATCTCCTTGATGGCACCAGCATTCTGATAAAGATAAACCGCTGCCTTATCCTCATCCGTCAATTTCTCACCCATATTATATTTCTGGGCTGCCTTGTTGTATAAGCCTTCAAGATGCTCCTGCGTAAACTCATTGTGGAACTCACCTTCCAGCACAGAAGCCAAGCCAAGAGTCTTCTCATACTCCAGTTTCTTCTCATCATTACGTGCAGCATCATGAGAAGAATACTCCTTGCGGTCGATTACGCCTCCATCCTTATTATAGGTTTCCAAATAGTACTTACCATCGTCACCTCTATATACCTCGCTATCAATAACAGGCGAGAACGAAGAAGGTCGCTTGCCTTCCACAACAGCCATCATCTTAGCCTTCAACACCTCCGGCACGCTCTTGTCGTTCATCAGGTCCATATATTTCTGGGTTAACTGCCCATCAAGTCGCTGAGCATTCTCACCAACCACAGCATACTCCCCGATGCCCATCTTCTCAAAAGCATCACGAAGACCATCATAGCCGAATCTCTTCAACTCGGCAATATCCTGATCAGTGAAATCAAACTTCTTGTTAAACTCCCTTGCGTCCTTGAATCGAGCATACTTGCCCACCATGCCCGGCAAGCCGATAGCAGTAAGGTTCGCCATGCTCTCCAAGAAACTCTCGGCAGCATCCTTACCTGTAGGCTTGAAGTTCGGATCATGCGCCATACGCTCCAATATCTGCTGACCGGTCATAATACCGGAATCCGCAACCTTTCCACCAACATCAGCAAGAATATTGGTAGCCAAACCTCTGCCCTTGCCTACCATGTTAGCGATGGTTCCACCCTGCATGATAGCACCTACGGCACTCTGTTTAGCCACTTCGCCCAAAGTGTTGGCAATAACCTTACCCACGGAAGGATTGTAAATCTTGCCATTCTCATCAAACTGACCTGTACGATAAATCTCATCAATAGGCTTCGAGATTGCAGACTGACCACCAAAGGTAACAGCACCATGCGCGGCTCCACTCTTCAAAGCCGCGGCCTTACTCTTACCGATAAGCACCTTGGCAGCTCGCTCAGCCATCTTGCGCTCCATACCCTTAGCCATGAGGTCACCAGCCAGTTTACCCTCTGCCTTGGCTACCATGCTCTTAGTCAACTTGCCACCTGCGGCTCCCGGCAGCCAATAACTCCAGGCATCAACTGCAAAGGTCAGAGCACCACTAGCCACGTTCTCCCAGAAGCCAGGCTGATACTGCTGATTGGCAATATCCTCCAGCCAGTTCTGGTAGTCCGTCTGAACAACCTTGCGAGTAATCTTACCCACAATAGTGTTACCCAAACCAGTCTTCATGATGTACTCAGCACTACCCTTAGGCATCATACCCTTAATCTCCAACTTGTCGAGTTCATTCTTAAGAACAGAATTGATCATCGGCTTGAACTGCTTAGGATCACTACTCTGAGTGCCATTCAAGCCATATCGCTGCATCACCTTAAATGCCGCATTGCTCATATCATTCAGGAACTTCGGATTCCGGTAGAGATTGCCAAACTTCTTCTGCAAACTAGAAAGCACCTTTGCAGGATCCTTGGCCTCGTTTGCCTCATACTGAGCACCAAGTACTGTACCCAAACGAAGATTAGCCGGAATATACTGACTTCCTTCCATACCTTCGTTGAATGCCTTGCTACCTTCTTCTTGAGCCTTGTTATACTCTTCTACTACAGATGGATTCACATACTTACTGATAACACTAGAAAAAGCCTCATCAATATCCTGGTTCATCAACTGGTTCTGAATAACCTCATCATTTGAATAGAGACGAGTGGCGAGGTCTTCCGCTGTCTTACGGTAATTCTCTCCATACTTCTTCACAAGACTTTCTACCATAGCTGGCTTCACCATACCATTGATAAACTGGTCATAGCCATTCGTCTGGGTGATATATTGTCCGTTCTCGTCCACGGCAATATTGTTCATGATGCCATACTGCGAAGCCAGCTTCTTCAAGTTGTCCTGCACAGCATGAGAATGCCATCCATTCATTACAGCTTCGTCCACGCCTTCTACGGTATCACCCAACTTAGATACAAACTCATCGGTAGTTCGCTGAGCGAGGCGACTTGCTGCACGGATCATGGCTCCCATAGCCATATTTTGTGCCTCCTCTTGATTCTGAGCCTGTCCACTAGCCATTAAGTCATACATAGTTTCAGACAAAGCATCGCCCTTGCCCACATATTTATTATAGATAGCATCAACCTGCTGAACTGGAGCTGCGCTTGTAATTGCATCCGCATCCTTGGCTGTAGGCTTAGTTTGCTCGGTAGTTGGCACATTATCTTGATTAAGATGCTGTACCTGCTGATTATTATCATGTGGCTGCTGCATATTATCACCAAGAAGCATATTGGCAATCATGCCACCCACTTTCTGCTCTTTACCGACATTTCCGGCATCAACATTAGAAAACATACCGAGTGCTTGGGAAATGATACCAGGCTTCTTTAACTCACCTCGCTGATACTCATCATTCAGCTGAGCCAAGTCCTTGAAGTTGCCTGGCTTATTGTCAGGTGAATTGAAAGCATCAATCACCTCTTGCGGATATTGCGTCTGCTTTTTCCCCTTAGAATAAACACTCTGCCCACTACTCTGAGGAGTTGAAGGCTTTTGAGCAACAGGTGCCTTAGCTGAAAGATATGTCTCTAAAGATTTTTGGTCTTTAAAATTATCATATCCTGCTTCACTTAATGCATTATAAAGTGTAGCAACATTTTTGCTGTCAGAAACATAGTCTCTAAACTCCTGCTCTGTACCAACATCATCATAACCATCATCAATTAACGCTTGATGTAATTTCTTTATATTATCGTCCATATTATAATTTTAAATGTTTACCTTTATTTGTTTTGCCTTTATTCGATTTACTGCCAATGCCAAGACCAAGACTCTTAGGTGCAAGACCTTGTTCTTCAACATCATCAACAAACATTCTTTGAAGACTTGCATTCCACTGCTTGCCAGTATCTCCATTTTTACCAATGCCATACTTATCTTCATAAATAGAAGCAAGATTATTGCCTCCCTTCTTTTTCATGTGATTAAAGTATTTGATGAACCTTTTACCATATTCTGCTTGAGAATATTTTGGCGTTGTTCTAATCGTCTTATTAGTTGCAGCATTGTTTCTTGCTGTTGTCGAATTATTAACGGCAACATGAGAACGACTATCCGCGGCCCTTGCAGCTGCAGCATAAGCCTGATTGTCCAGCAACTTACCCTTCTTGCCTCTCAGTTCGTCCTCGGTCTTCTTCTTTGATTCATTGAAGTCTGCAGCTGTTGAATGCTCTCTGGATGATTGAATCACTTCTTCGACCTTTACAGGAGTGAGAGCATCCGTTTGGTTCTTCTGTGATTCACGATATTCTGCTAGTTTCTCATTTGCCTTTGCTGCTGCCTCTGCCTGCATCTGAGCCTGCTTGTCTTGCCGGTCTTTGTAGATATTCAGAAGCATCTGGTCATACCCCTTGGCTCTCAAAGCATCTGTAGCCTCTCTTATCTTGCGCTGACGGTCGGTAAGCTCTTGTGCAGATTCTATCTTCTGCGATGGCGCACCTTGTGTAGTACCGATGAAATTGCCAAGATGCATCAGGAAATTGCTCCATTGTTCCATCTTGGCCTGCCTCTCCGCTTTCTTCTTCAAGGCTTCATTGGCAGCTACGGTTTTATCTCCATCACCCAGAGTATTGAGCCATGGCATGAACACAGACCAGTTTCCATCACCATTCTTCTGGTAATCCCTCATAATGTCATAAGGCTTCATCTGCCTCAATAGAGGGTTCTGCTCTATCTCGCTATAAGGTCTACTCCAGTCAATCTTGATACCCTGGTTAGGCTCCACCTTGGTAACTTCCTCGGTTGGCTGCTGGGCAAAAGATTCCTTGCCACCATTTCCAGTAATACCGGTCGTATCTATGGCTGTACCCTTTCCCGGTTCTGTATCAGTTGTCTGAACTGATACTGCAACCTCTGGCTTCACCGCATTATCATCAGGGAAATTAGTAATAGGAGTAACGGCAGTAGCCGGGCGTTTAGGAGTTAAATCATCTAATGTAAATCCCATAACATCCTCCTTTCTTAAATAGGCAATTTACTTGCAGCTCCAGCCAATGCACCAGTGGCATCTGTAATCCCCTGTGCTGTAGAAAGAGCCTTTTCCTTCTTGGCTGCAGCAATGTAGTTAGTCATCGTGTCTATCTGCGAATCAGCAGTATTCCACACATTTTCTTTGGTCTGAGCACCTTGCACGGCCGCCTGCTGCATGATATTACCCACCTGCTCCTGGGCAGCCTGTTTACTGAGCGCAACCGCTTCATCAGAACCGCCACTAACAATATTAGTATTCTTTGCGGTCTCTGTTGCATTATCCAATACCTTCTGGGCATTGGTTACGGCTACCTGATTCTCCGCTGATTGAGTAGGGTCCTGATAATACAAGTTGTCACGATGATCCTTCACCTGCTGCATGCGGTTTTGATACATCTTGATAAATTCATTATATCCTTGGTTCCTAGCTCTGGCCGCTAAGGAACCGCCTACAGCAGTGATTGCACCACCTAAAAGTCCGCCAGCAGAGCCTTTAAGCCCTTTGGCAATTTTTCCTATTAATCCCATAAAATTCGAATTTTAATGTTTAAATTACTTCAAAAGTAATGCGTTTTTCTTACCTATCTGTGATAAGTTCCGCAACTTGAACACCAAGTTTCGTATTTTTTTTCTATATTTGCACCCGAAAACTATCAGTAAACATTAAAAATCAATAAAATATGGCAGTAAAACAAGACAAAAATAATGAGCCGAAGCCAAAAAGGAAGAAGACTGGCGGACGTAAGGCTGGCACACCTAATAAGGTTACCAAAAGTGTGCGTGAAAGCCTACGTGATGTCCTTACTGGCTACATCAATGGTGACAATGAGAAGAACTATTCACTTTTCACGGATCTCATGCAGATTAACGAGCCTGCCGGACGTCTGGCGATGGTGGCAAAGTTCCTTCCATACGTGGCTCCAAAACTCCAGTCTGTATCGTTCAATAATGATGAATCCAGAAACTTATCTGTGGAGGAATCTTTCATGCAGTTGGAAGAGAAATTTGAGAAACAAGAAACCACTATCAACATCAAAAATCTCAAAATTGTTAATAATGGCTAATTATAAAAAATGGGTAGCCCTCTCTAAATTTTCTTCAACTTTAGAGAAGACTACCCTTGACTTGGTTATCGAGCAAAAACGCTCTATTTTAACTTATATTGGGTCAATTTTAATCTGTATTAACACAAAATAGCTATTTTATGTCCCTAACTCGTTCAAAGTACTTCGTCTGGTCCTTGGTGATATTCTTCACCTTAATCTGTATCGTGCAGTTCTTAGGCACAGTATCATTTATGCTGGCCATGAGCTGCTCTATTATCTCATCTGTGTTCTTGTAGCCCTTGCCATCCACATGAGCCACAACCTCACCCATGAAGTAGGCATCAGCAGACAACTCAAATGTTTCCTCTACCTTATCAAATACAGGCAGATGATGCTCCTCCAGGCGTTTGCTCTTGTCATTAGTGAAAAATATCTTCTCCACTACCTTCTCATTTAATTCCCATGCTCTGGAAAAATCAGGTTTCACATAGCCCATTGTAATCTTGTGGGTACTTATATGGTTCATAGCAAAGCCTATCTCTTCATAATTGGCACCTATATCATTCTGTGCGATAGTGGCCCAAGTATGACGAAAAGTATAAGGGCTATAGTACCCCTCTTCCATATTCAAGTGTTCCTTGCATATCTTACGCAAGAAGAAGTCCAGATTCGTGTCCATAGAGTGAGAACTGGCATACTTATTATGAAATGTAAAAAGATATGGATCATCTTTTGGGGCTTGATATTTCTCTATCGTTGGCAACAGCATATCAGGAACCTTCATTTCTATGTATGCTTTGTCGGCTCTCTTAGTCCTAGTTTTCTTACGCTCATAATGCAAGATGCCATCATAATAATCTGTCTTCTGCATTTTATATAAGTCAGCTACATTGATTCCGGCTAGGCACAATATCATTTTGCAGACATCTAGTGTAAATTGCAGATTCCCATTCTCAGTAAAAATGCCAAACAACTGCCGACATTCTTCCATGGTAATAGCTTTCTTCTTAGCTATATCCTTCTTAGCTATAATGACTCTTTCCCAAGGGTTGTTTTTTATCAGTATCTGGTCTGAATCATAGTCATTATATCGTTTCAAAGCCTCCTTGAATATTTTCTTAATAAATATCGGATAGGTGCTCTTACATGAGCGATAGCCAGAAAGACTATCCAACCATGAGTTTATAAAAGGAACAGTTAGCTGGGAAAAGAGAATTTTTTGACTTCCTGCAAACTTTTCCAAACTTTGCAATGAGTTAGCATAAGTCCTTATTGTACCTTCTTGCAGCTCATCGTATAATGAATTAATATAACTCCGAGCAAAGTCCGAAAAACTCAGTTCCTGATCTGACTTCAAAAGATAGTCTCTTACCTGTATTACTGTCCAATCTTTACTATCAACCTTGTTTAGCTTTTCTACCCATTTGTTGATGGTAGCCATACATGACTCCAGCACGAAAGAATCTTTCACCTCTTTCGTGCCCTTTACTACGCCCTTATCGTTTACCACTTTGTCGGTCTTTACATGAGTTTTCTTCCGATATTGAGTAATACGGATGAAAACTGAATAAAACCCATCAGAACGTTTGTCAAATACTACTACTTTAAATGTTGCCATACTTCACTTTTTTACTAGAACCATACTAGAACATTCCATTATATTTGGCACGTTCAATGTGCCAAATAAACAGAAATTTATGTTCGTATAACCGCATAAACAAAGCTATTTTACGTAAACAACTGAATATCAGAGATATGCAATTATACCTAAGATAAGATCATTTTCATTTTCATAATTACTTTATTTATACGTATTAATTAAATTCTA